AAGTAAAAGGCGAGTATTACGATTATATGTACCATTGGGCAAACCTCGGATATGGTGGCGAGCCTAACGACAGTTTGTATAAAGACATTTAATCATTTATCAACAATCAGATTTACAAGGGAGGTTTAACCTCCCTTTTTTAATGAAATTTTAGGAGGTAGATGCTATGGCATTGGACTTTATCAGAAGAGAAGATGTACGAGATTTTAAGGCTCCCGTACTTCACGGACACGTTAAGATTAAGACCTACTATGCAAGGTCTGGCAATCTCTGCGAGGTGGTCGAGGGTGATAACCTTGTTACGAATGCTTTAGCAGATATTTTCAAGAATAACTATCTCGGCTCTTTGAATTACGGCTCACAGATGCCGATATGGTCAAAGTGGTACGGAGGTATTCTTTGCTACGCTAACGCACATACGATTGATGCAGATAATTACTTTATGCCCTCCGAGGACTCCAATGCGGTCATAGCTCACGCAGGCAACGAGGCTCCTGGTACGGCAGAGATTATCCAACAGGACTTAAAGAGAGGTTCTCCGTTACAGATCACCAATACCTCAAACTCGGTAACACAGATTTGGGAGTGGGGTAGCGAGCAGGGTAACTGCGGAGCTGGTATCGACATCAGCGCAGTCTCACTCTGTCATGTCGATGTAGGTAATGCTGGAACAGGATCCACGGCAGATAAGTTTAAGGCTCTCAATCCCTTCGAGAGTATGGGTAGCCTGTCTAATGCCACGATCAGTCTTGATGCGCCTGACGATGCGTTCTGCCAGTACGATGTTAACCATCAGCTCTGGTTCCATCCGGGCGGAGCTGACGAATACTACAACGGCCACACATCATTTACCACAAGTAAGTTAACGGTCATTTTGCGCAGGCTGCCTTATTCGAAGGTTGGCCTTTACGAGTCTATGGTCGCTGAAACATCATATCCGGATTCCTTTACTGTAACACTGACCACATTCTCGCTTTATAATCAGCCTTCTTACTATTTCGACTATGACAATAAGAAGCTCTGGATTTTCTCGAACCTTACAAGAGCCACAGATTCAGATAACAGACAGGATTTTAGCAGTAATACTGTTAATTATGCTGTCATTGATGTTGCTGGTCAGACGATCGACACAGAGGGAACCATCGTATCAGATGCGAATGACCTGGCTCCTACTTCGATGGAGATGTACCCGAACAGAAGTATCGCATACAACCCGTCAAGGATGAGGAATGCCAACATCATCAAGAGTGGCAATTATGTATACCTTCCTATGTCTGACGATGTTGTCTGGGGAAACTACCAGTCACAGGGTGTCTCCAAGTTTAACGTCAAGGGATTGAAAAAGATCAATGTGGTCAATCAGGCTGACCAGACTGCCATCTCTTACAATGAGGTTCAACAGCAGTTCAAGTCATCCATGTTGAGCGGTGGCATCATCATTAACTCCGGAAGAGTTATCAATGGATCCACAGGCTTTACATGTGCAGACACATTATCTGATTCACTCGCCATTCCCTGTTATGCCTGCCATGAACCATACAACCCTTCGAGCGTGGTCACATACCTCGGAGCCGGCAGTGATAGCGGTTCTTATGCTCGCTACATCCTGGCGAATAAATTCCTTAATACCACGCTTTACAATCTCGGAACACCTGTTCACAAAACAACCGCAAAATCAATGCAGATCAGCTACACATTAACGGAGGTCTGACATGGATAACTTCACTCAGATCGTCTTGGCGATCCTGGGGAGTGGCGCTGTCTTTTCTTTTGTTCAGTTCATGATTACCTTCGGGTTTTCACGAGCTGACAAAAGCCGAGAGATAGAGCAGAAGATCGATAACCTGTCGAAGAAGGTCGATCAGAATCAGGCAGTCTTGGCAAGGACTCACATACTCCGGTTCTCTGACGAGATCAAGAACGGCATTAACCATTCAAACGAGTATTGGAGGCAGCAGCTCGATGACTGCGATACCTACGACAGATTCTGCAAGGAAAATCCCGACTTCAAGAACTCCTACACGGAGATAGCCAACAGACACATAAAGGAAACTTATAAGCGACTTACTCGTGAGGGCAAGATATGAAACATGACGTGGTCTACATCTTGAAGAATAACTACACGGAAGAGGAGCTGCGCTACTCACTCCGATCGGTCTGTCTTAACTTCCCATACAGGAAGATCGTGTTCGTTGGCGGATGCCCGAAGGACATCAGACCAGACATATACATAGAACACACGCAGGTAGGCTCTACGAAGTGGCTGCGGTCACAGAGCAGTCTCATTATGGCTTTGTCATCCGAAGAGCTCACAGATGAAATATGGCTGTTTAACGATGACTTCTTTGTGATGGATAAGATCAAGGCTCACGAGGATAAGAACTACTTTGGCGGGACACTCGAGAAGCGTGTCATAGAGCTTCGGAGGAACTGTGGCAGGAACTCCGGCTACATTAACCAGCTCGACAGGTTAAGGCATCTCTTGCTTAATGCCAACCGTGACACGTTATCCTTCACACTCCACCTGCCGATGCTTATCAGCAGGAAGGATGCGCTGGATCTGTTGGCAAACCACAATTTTGACACACCGATGTTCCGTAGCCTGTATGGTAACTACTTTAGGATCCCGTGCGAGTACATGGAAGATGTAAAGGTCAGGGACTTGGAGACGATTCCTGACACACCGTACATCTCCACGACTGACGAGGCATTCCGTGACGGTAAGGTTGGCGAGTTCCTGCGAAGGTATTTCGACAAGCCTTGCAAGTATGAAAGAGATCAAACAAGAACTTTTAACACTAAAGAAATTTACACAGAGGAAGGAGAAATAAGATATGAGTAACAAGACTTACGACATCATCAAGAACGTGGCACTCATCGTTACACCGATCATCACGTTCTTAGGCGCTCTGGTCTCGATCTGGAATATTCCGTTCTCGGCCGAGATCACTGCCACGTTATCTGCTATCGACATCCTCGCTGGTGCGATCGTGTTGGTGGCCAAGAAAATCTATGACAATAACCAGAAGGGAGACTCATAATGGGTACGATCAGACGTTCACAGGTAATCAAGGCTTGTAAAGCCTGGGCAGACGATGAATATCACGAGGGAGACAATAACTGGACGATATTCTCGAAAATTTTGGATGAGTGCTTTTACTATAAGCCACAGTTGAAGCAGGGACAGCCCTGGTGTCACACCTTCGTAAATTGTATGTTTCTTCTTGAAGCAGAACCGAAGGACAGGGATGATGAGTCAAAGAAGTACGATGCACAAAACTACCTCTGCCAGCCTTCTTACGATAATCTCTCATGTGGCTGTACGTTTGGCGCACAGTATTTCCGTGACAGAGACTTATTCCTGCCTGTTAAGGAAGCCATGATCGGAGATGTTATCTACTTCGGTAAGCGTGGCGAGGAATCACATGTCGGTATCATCATCGACATTGAAGATGGCCGTGTGTACACGGTGGAAGGCAATAAGGGTGACATGGTGGCTTATGGCGACTACTCCATGAACTATACGAAAATATCCGGAGTGGGGAGAATACCGTTCGATGATTATTATGATGATCTCGATGGTGGTACAGTCGAAGCTCCGAAGGAAGATCCGAAGCCTGATCCGAAGCCGACACCTGCACCTGTTATCATTCCGAAGCCTGCAGCTCCGAAGGGTAAGAAGTACACCGTCAGTGTTAACACTCACCTCAATGTAAGACACGGCCCTGGCTCCGGTTATCAGGTAGTCGATAAGCTCTACAATGGTGAAGAGGTCACTGTCTATGAAGAGCAGAACGGATTCGGCAGGATCTCCAACGATATGGACATCTGGGTGTCCATGAAATACTTAGTTTAATAGGACTCTTTGTAGTCTTATTTCCCTTTTCCGGGGCCTGTCCTTATGGGCAGGCTCTTTGAATTGGCCATAAGAACTTCTTGTTCATACGGGGATACCTCAAAGGAAAGGCCCTCGGCTTAGTGCCGGGGGCCTTTTCTCGTGGATGTTGAGAATTACAAAGTTGCGTAAAACTCTTTTATTATAACATTTTTCAAATGGCACCGAAATGTCACCGAAGATAAAATGCACAAGGCTCAAAGCCTTTTGCTTATTATGTTTGTGAAAATGTGGCTACTTGTTATATACAAGTGTATGTCCGTGCATCAGTGCTCAAAATGTCCGTGTTTTGTGGGTTTCTGTTTTCCGCTTATGTGGTTTGTCCACCATCTACGGACTCATTGGCACCGAAATTGGCACCGAAAGTCAGGTCGATAACGGATGCCGTTTTCCTGTTTTCGCCTTCCAGGATATGACCATAGGTTCCGAACGTATCGAAGGACTTGGAATGGCCCACCACATCCTTGATGGTGTTTTCCGGGAGCACGTTCTTCATAATGGAGATGAAAGTGTGGCGGAGGGAATAAACAGTTCCGGGGAGGTCACGCTCGTTTTTGAGTTTTCTCCACTGTATGCCCATCTGATTCTGACTGCCCATCTCACCGTGCTGGGAGCAGAATATCCATTTAGTGTGAAGGTTATATTCTTCATTCCTGGCGATCGTTTTCCTGATGATCCCACTGGCGAGTGATCCGATCGGGATGGTGCGGTGTGCTCTGGCATTCTTCAAGTCTGTTATATAGCCACGTGAATTGACACCACGTCTCAATATAACGTGGTCAGGTCTTATGTCATCGATCTGCAGGCCGAGTGCTTCACTCGGTCGCATTCCCGTGACAAGTAAAAATACGAACAGGGGATAGTACCAGAGGTCGGAGGGTTCCATGAGTCGCTGAATGTCACCAGTCTGCAGGATCTCTTTTTCCTGTGT